CATATATATTATTGTCAAATTTACCCCTTGTTACCGTCTGTTGAACTACTACTACAACACCCTCTGTATCAGATATCTTCATATAAAGTACATCACCAGGATTACCTAACGGGTTTGACGCAGCTATTGTCTCTGGGTCAGTAAGCGTACAAGCACCCGTGTTAAAAGATACAGGTGTGTTTGTACCGTAAAAATTATAGTCACTCATTATATTTTATCGTTTCGGTCCCTTAATCTTCTTTCTGTCTCATTCGTTCTCAAGTCGCTTGATGTAACAAATGCTCTGACAGGCTTACTTGTTTGAATAGCTGTTGAGGTAGTAGCCTCTGCAATAGCCTTTAGGTAATCTACACTTTCATTCATAGGCGAAGATACTAATCCTCCGTCTGCAAATTTACGACTCCCGATAATAGGTCTAACTCTTGTTGAGTCGTTTATTCTTTTTAATAAATCGTAATTTCTTGATGTAGCATCTTTGTTTACAATAAACTCACCACCTTCCATTTCATATCCCCCTCTTCCTTGAACTGTAAAAGGTACTCCGCCCTGTGCGTGTGATGGACCGTTTACAACACCACCATCAGCAAACTTTTTAGGGAAAAACTTCTTCTGTCCGATAGCAGCAAGTTCCGCTCCGTAGGATGCTGTTGCTAAAGCACCAGATAAAGCTGCTTTAATTGACAGTCCTATTGGATTTGCTTCTTTATCGTAGATGATTAAGTTTGGTATAATAGCTGCTAACGCTTGAAGATAACCTGTGGTAGCGTTCTGTCTATCTCGTTTCTTTTCGGATTCAAATATTTTCTTATCAACTGCGTTCTCTTCTGCAATTTTAGCCCTGCGAAGTTCTTTCTGTTTAGTTCTGAATTGAGTCTCTGTTATAAGCTGGTTATCTAATTGAGACTTTAAGATATCTTGCTCTACCTCGTATCTTGAAGCTATCTCTTCCTTTTCAGCGTCTAAGCGATTCTTAGTGTTTTCTAAAGCTGTATCATTAAACTTAGATATAATTTCTCCCGTAGATGCTAAAGCCATACCCACGGCTTCCTCTATAGAAAGGTCAACTACAAATGCCTGCCCTAATGCTTTAATGGTTTTTTTTGTATCCTCACTTGCTTTTTGATAATCTTCGGCACTCTTTTTAGCGTTTAGATAAGACAAGACAATCTTATCAAGCATATCCTTTAACTCTTGATTTGCAACAGTGCTATCTTTAATAGTTGTTATTGAAGATATTAGTGATGCTTCAAGAGCAGCTTCTTTTACTTCATACTCCCCTAAAGTTATTGTTTCATCTTTAAGTTGTTTTCCTAATTCCTCAAAAGATTTTTTGTAGTCTTTTAATATCGTTATACCTTCTTTACCTATTTCTGATTGCGTAAACTCTGTAAACTTTTGATACTTATCTGAAGTTTTTTGTATTTCGTCAGCGAAGTCGGGGTATTTGTTTTTAAGCTCTTCAACGGAATTAATAGAGTTGTTATATGCCGCTTGAATAAGTTTTTCTTGTTTCAATCTTATTTGAGCTGCCTGTTCTGCATCTTTAGCACCAGCTAACTCTACATTCGTTATAGCCTTTATTGCATCAATCTCTGCATCTAATGTTGATTGAATCCTCATTAGCTCTGAGTTAAACAAAGTTTTTTGAGCATCAGCTCTTTTTTTGTCTATTGCTGATTGGTTATTTTCAAGATTATCTACTTTATCAACTAATTCTTTGTATAAAGATATTCTTTTTTCTAACACTATGATTTCATCAACATCTGTTGACCTCTCTCTTTCTTCTCTCAATCCTTTTAGTTTCTCCCCAAGACCTTTAGACACACGGTCTTGTTCTTTTTCTACCAGCAACCCTTCTTTGGCTGACTGTGTTAATCGGTTTGTCAAGTTAATAGCCTCGTTGTAGTCTTCGTTTTTAGCTGCTATTGCTATCCTTTCCTCTCTAATAGCATTAGCTCTTTCTGATGCAAGTTCAACGAGACCCTCTGCTAATAATAATTGGTCATCAACACCCGGAATACCTTGACTTGCCCAATTTCTAAGTGTATTTATAAGGTTTTCACCCTTGTCTATTTTATCTTGGAGAATTTGTACTTGACTGTTAGTTAAATTACCAGAAGACTCCAACACATCAAACAACGCCTGAGAAGTGTTTATAGCAGCTTGCTCTGTAGTGTCTTCAAAATCTACCAAGGAGTCAGTTAGAGAATTGAATCCTACAGATGTCTCCGCAGTTGCTTGGGCAATAACTTTAAACGCTCTCGCTTGACTTGCAACGGCTGGGTCTAAAAGTTCAAGAAGCTCAAGAAAAAACTCAGTCTGAGTTATATAGTCTCCCAAGCGAATACTCGCTTTGTTGTAAGCTGATGTAAGCAAATCAATCTGACCACCTGTAGAGGACATTTGTTTTGCATTTGCACTTAGCAACCTTGTGTTATCTTGCAGCTCTTTATTCAGTTCTTTTATTTCATCTATGTTCTTAGATAAAGTGATAGCAGCGGCTGCACTTCTTTTTCCGAAAACATCTGTCGCTTCAGCAACGTTTAGGTTTTGTCTTGATACATCTTCTAAGAATTCTATAAATGGTCTACCATCTTTAGCTGCTTCTATTAGTATATTGCTAAGACCTGTACCAGCTCTTGATGCTCTGAATCCGTTATCAGCTAAAATACCAAGTAGTGACGCTGTCTCCGAAAATGTCAATCCACTCTGTGCGGCAAGAGGACCAACATACTGTAGTGCAGTGCCAAGGTCATTTAACGATAATGCTGATTCGTTTACAGCACCAACTAATACATTTGCAAATTTATCAGCTTCTTCTGTTGTAGCTTGAAATTGATTTAAAGCTTTCTTTAAAGCTGATGCTACTCCACCAGGCTCTTCTCCCAATGCTTGAGAAAGCAAGGCTACAGGACGTGTTAAGTTCTCAAGGTCATCTACTGATGTCCCCAGCTTTGCTAACTGTTTCTGTAACTCTACCACCTCAATAGCCGTAAGGGATGTGGTACCTGAAACATCAAACACTACTTTTTCAAGCCTACTCATATCTGAGGCTGTGAGGTTTGCTATAGCGGCAACGTCTGCTAATGCTCTTTCAAGTTGTATTGCTCTTTTCGCTGAGTTTACAAAAAGCTCACGAAGTAATCCTATCGCAGCGTTCACTCCAGCATAAGCGAGAGCATACCTTGAGAGTGTTCCTACAGCAGTTTTTAATTTACCAAAGAATCCTTTGCTGACTACTGAACCTTGTTGAGTGGTAGCATTAAATCTTTTTTGAGATTGGTTTGCAGCATCAATTAATCTCTTATGAGTTGGAAGCGTTGAAGATAATTTTCCTTGAGCGGAAGCCAACTCCTTAGAAGTTTTTATAGCCTTTTCTTCTACAGTAGCTTTTTCTTTAGTTAACCTCTTGTATTCTTTTGTGTTCTTGTTTACATCCTCAAGTTGCTTATTTAGTAGCTCTAACCTTTCGGTGTATTTATTAAGCTTATCTATGCTTTGTTGTGTATTAGCCATTATAGTGTCTCAATTAATCTGTCAATAGAAATGGTTGCCTCGCTGGTAAACAGCTCTGTCAATCTATCATTTATTTTTACTTCAGCTTTACTTAAGGTAGCCTTTACTCCTGTGTTCTTGTACTCAAAAGGATTGAAAAAGTTTGACCTATTCTTAATTCCATTTTTTTTAATTCCATTGGCAATAGCAAATGCGACCCTACCCACATCAATGGGATTACTCGGGTCCATTGGTCTTGTTTCTTTTTTCCTCCCCTTTCCTCTGCTTGGAAGTATAAATGAAAGTCCTCGTGAAGATTTTTGTTTTATCCAGTCCTCTAATCTATCAATACTTACAAGTCCGTCTTTACTCGGGAAAGGTTTTAATTTCTTAGAGTGTGTAGTTAGTTGATAATACTTTTCATCAACTCCGTACTTTAATTGTGTTTTGATTCTAACAGAGGATGGAACGCCTTGTTTAATTCCATAAACCCTTACGATAACAGCTTTTTTACCATTAGGAACAAGCCATCTGTCATCAGCACTTGGAGTTATTGATTTTGATTCAGATGGATTAATAAGTTGTCCCGAAGCAATGTGATTCTTTTGCTTGGCTATTTTTACAATAGCTTTTATTATAGCTGACTTTCTGAATGCCCTTGAGGTTTCTGAAACTGCTATTAGTCGTATTTGATTTTCATACTGCTTGCGGGTCATATTCCTTAAGAGTCAATGCCTCTCGTATAAGGCTTGCGAGCAAGAACCACGCTGAAGTCACTCATCGCTGAGGTTATGTTATACTCTTCACCCATAGCCGAGACAAGTTCTACTTCGCCAAAGTCAACATCGTAGCCCTCTTGTATTAGGTAGTCTTGTAGCTGTCCAATAACAAAAAGGTTTTCCTCTGAAGATATTATTGATTCTAAATCATCGTCTTCTCCAATCTTGTCTATGACTATTGCTCCAAAGTCAAGCGTGTATATTGGAGAGTTTAAGTCTCTTGATATGTTTGCCTCAAGTAATAGAAGGGCAAGGGTCTTAAAATTGAACTCTCTATTGTTTAAGTCCTCCTCTGTATTAGCTACAAAGAACTCGTTGACCATATTGTGGTCATCCGCAAAAGACTTTATCTTGCTGTAAAGCTCTGTGAGATTGTTCATATAAACCTTTCTTTAATTTACAATTTACTCATAGCTTGATTCTGTCTCTCTCTTGCGGACTCTATCTTGCTACGCTGTGCTAAATAAGACATTTCTGGCAATACGGTACTCATAGGCAACATATATATTTCTTCATACTTCGTTACATCTTCATTGCCGAGCATTCTAACTATGGAGTACCAATACCACTGTTGGCTAAACAACATATCCGATGTCTTCTCTTCCTCCTCCTGTTCTTCCTCGTCTTCGTTAACAGCATCATAAAAAACTCCAGCAAATTCTTTAAACAAAGTTGTGTTTCTGTCTTCAATGAACTTGTCTAATATATAATAAACTTCCCTTACATCATAAGAAAGTATATCTTTTTCGTTATTGTATTCATCCGTGGCACTTTCGTTGTCAAATACTTTGTGGTGAGATGGTCTTATAATTAGTTTCGCTATCTCTAAGTCAACCCTGTGGTCGGCTAATTTTGTTTTACCCGTTATTATCTGCTCTAACATTATAAACTGACCAAGGACCAAGTCTTTAACACTTGTGTGTATACTCTTGGAAGAGGATACTGACACTGGACTCTTGATATTGTCCTTTATTGGATATGTTTCACTTGAACTTCTTATGAAGTCCAACCTGTCTAAAGGGTTCAGCGTTTCAATAAAATCTTGCGGATTATTTTTCACACCTATGTACTCCAACATAGATATGTGTTTTCTTAGTGTAATCATAAAAATAAAGTTACTCCACCATC